ACTTTTAATGTTTGGAACATATTTTTATAATGAGAGTATGAGAAGAATGACCATAGGGTTTGGTCAAATCTTTAATAATATACAAATCAAAAGACGAGATAGCTCTGGTAATATTACTCAATCAATAAAAGTGCCATTAGCTTACGCACCAAAAGAAAAGTTTTTAGCTAGACTGGACGCACAACCAAGTTTATCAGAGAGAGAGTTTGCTGTAACTCTACCTCGTATGAGTTTTGAGATTACAGGTATCTCATATGATTCAAGTAGAAAACTAACGAGAGTACAAAAATTTAAACACGTCAAGGCTGGAGCTGAGGGTAAAGTATTAAACTTTAATTATGTACCTGTACCTTATAATATATCTTACAATTTATATTCTTTTACAGCTAGTGCTGAGGCAGGTCTACAAATTATAGAACAAATATTACCTTTCTTTCAACCTGACTTTACTGTGACTGTAAATGCAATACCAGAATTAGATATAAAGAGAGATATACCTATTGTTTTAAATAATGTAAGTTATGAAGACACTTATTCTGGTAACTTTGAGAGTAGAAGAGCAGTGATATACACATTAGGGTTTACTGCGAAAACTTATCTATTTGGTCCAGCGTCAACTCAAAAAGTTGTTAAAACAGTGCAATCAGATGCTTATACAGATACGGACACAACTAATAAAGCAAGAGAAATGAGAATTACAATCACACCTAATCCAACGTCAGCAGACGCAGATGATGATTTTGGATTTACAACAAATATACAACATTTTGAAGATAGTAAAAAGTATAATACAACAACAGATAGCGATGAATAAATAGTAACATGGCAATAAATAAAGTAGGATCAAAAGGTATATTAGATTGTTCAGTCGCAGCGGTAGACTTTGCGCCTGGTACAATTACTAGTGCTAAAATTTCTGATTGTGCAGTTTCTAACGCAAAATTATCTAACTCATCACTTACGGCATCAGGTACATCTGTTGCATTAGGTGCTAGTATCACTTTAAATAATGCTTTTATAGATTGGCAGGCAAAAGTCACTTCTGATGGTAGTACAGTTACAACGATGGTTGCAGGTCGTGGTTATTTTGTTGATAACTCTAGTGCTTCTGGTATTGTAAAGTTACCAACCTCTGCTTCTATCGGAGATACTATTGCCATTAAAGATTATGCTGGCAACTTTGGAACCAACTCACTAGTTATTCAAAGAAACGGACACAATATACAGGGTGTGGCTAATGATGGTGAAATAAAAACTAATCGTGCTAGTGTGCGATTAGTATATGTCGACTCGACAAAAGGTTGGTTATATATAGATGAACATAATATTGCTGATTTACAAGGACCTACTTTTGTTACAGCCACAGGTGGAACGATAACTACATCAGGCGATTTTAAAAATCATGTATTTACAGGTGATGGTAATTTTGTTGTATCACAAGTAGGTAATGCTCCAACTGGTGGTCCAAGTGTTGTAGATTATCTCGTAGTAGCTGGTGGTGGTGGCGCTGGAGGAGGTGGTGGTGGATTTAGAATGTCTAACTCTACTTGTATGCCTGGACCTACAACTTCACCTTTAGCAACACCTACAGGTATCACAGTTACGGCAACAACTTTTCCTATTACAATTGGAGGTGGTGGAGCAAATGGTGCGACTAGAGGCTCTAATTCTGTTTTTTCAACTATAACATCAGCTGGTGGTGGATCAGGAGGAAATTGTAAAGGACCAGGTGGTTCAGGAGGGGGAAACCAAGTTTATGGTCCTAATTCTTTTCCTGCTGGTTCAGGTAATACTCCACCCGTAAGTCCACCTCAAGGAAATAATGGTGGTACCATATCAGACCCATCAAATACAATGCCACCTAGTGGCTCTAGTATAGCAAAAGGAGCTGGGGGTGGTGCTGGAGCAGCGGGAACAAGTGTATCACTAGATGGTAGTGGTAACTCTAGCCCAACAGGTGCTATAAGTGGAGGTGTAGGCTCGTATGTATCACCAACCATGGCTGGTTGTAATGGTACACCAGGACCTGTGGGTAGTACAAGATATTTTGCTGGTGGAGGTGGTGGGTTTACACAAATAGGAGCAGCTATTAGATCATTCGGATCTGGAGGTGCTGGTGGTGGAGCTCCATCTGACCATGACGTAGTAAATCCAACTAATGGTGTAGGTAACGCTAATGCAACAGCAAATACAGGTGGAGGTGGAGCAACAGCTTATTACAATAATAATGGACAAGGTGGTAAAGGAATTGTTATTATAAGATACAAATTTCAATAGGAAAACATTATAAATAGTAAAAAAGAGAATTAACATGGCAATAGATAAAATAGGATCAAAAGCACTAGTAGATTGTTCAGTAGCGGCAGCTGATATAGCGCCAGGTACGATCACAGCTGCTAAATTAGCGGGTAGTATTACTAACGCTAAACTAGCAAATTCAACTGTAACTATTAATGGTACATCAATCGCACTAGGCGCATCTGCGTCTATTGATGCAATATCTTGGCAATCAGTTGTGGTATCTGATGGATCAACTGTAACTACAATGGTCGCTGGAAGAGGATACTTTGTCAACAATACAAGTGCCGCAGGTATTGTAAAATTACCTATATCAGCGAGTGCTGGTGATACTATTGCCATTAAAGATTACGCAGGTAATTTTGCTACAAACAAATTAACTATTCAAAGAAACGGCCATAAAATACAAGGTAACGCTAATGATGGTGAAATAAAAACTAATCGTGCTAGTGTTCAATTGGTTTACATTGATGCTACAAAAGGTTGGTTATATACAAATGAATCAAATGTTGGTGACTTAGGACAAGCATTATTTGTTACTGCTACAGGTGGTACAGTAACAACTGTTGCAACTAATTTTAAAGTACACACATTTACAGGTGATGGTAATTTTGTTGTTTCTTGTGCTGGTAACCCAGGAGGAAATACCAAAGTAGATTACATGGTAGTCGCTGGTGGTGGAGCAGGAGGAACTTACTTAGCTGGTGGCGGTGGAGGTGGCGGAGGTTTTAGAGAATCATATACGCCTGCAGTATCAGGTCCATATACAGCCAGTCCTTTAAAAGCCGCTTGTGGAGCAATAACAGTTTCTGCACAATCTTATCCAATTACAGTTGGTGCTGGTGGTACTGCAACTTTTCCTGCTACTAATAATCCAGGCGTAACATCTGGTTCAAATTCAGTATTTTCAACAATAACATCTGCTGGTGGCGGTAGAGGTGGAAGTGAATTATTCCCTACAGGACCTACAGATTTTGTTGGTCAACCTGGTGGTTCAGGTGGGGGTGGAGTTGGATCTTGTGCAGGTGGCGCAGGTCCGAATGGTGGAAATGGAGGGACAGGTGGTTCAGGAAACACACCTCCAGTCAGTCCACCTCAAGGAGAAAATGGAGGATCAAGTCCTGGAAATGGTAGTGCTAATGGAAATGGTGGTGGAGGTGGTGGAGGAGCCACAGTAGGAGGAAGTAACAATTCGGGAAAAACAGGTGGTGCTGGTGGTGCTGGTGCTACAACTAACATAACAGGAAGTCCAGTTGCTTACGCTGGTGGTGGCGGAGGTGCTTCAGATGCATATGCGGGCGGAGCGTCATCTACATCAGGTGGAGCTGGCGGTGGTGGTACTGGAGGATCACGGGGTCCTTCTGGTGTTGCAGGTGGAAATGGAACCACTAACCGTGGAGGCGGCGGAGGTGGTGGTACAGACGGAGCGACTGCTGGTAACGGTGGTAAAGGTGTTGTTGTTATAAGATATAAATTTCAGTAGTTTTAAAACTGTTATATATATTATTGTGAAAAGTGGAATTAAAATATGAATTTGAGAAACTATTATTATTATTTTCAATCAGCATTACCTCATAAATTATGTGATGACATAATTAGATATGGTACAGCCCATAATACAGAAATGGCTATTACAGGTGGTGTTGAAAGAGACGATGGTTCAAGTAGAAAAGCTGATGGTAGTCTAAAAAAATCAGTACTCAATAACATACAAAAGAAAAGAAAATCCGATATTGTTTGGTTAAGCGATAGATGGATATACAAAGAAATTCACCCTTACATACACGAAGCAAATAGAAAAGCAGGTTGGAACTTTGATTGGGATTGGTCAGAGTCTTGTCAATTCACAAAGTATGGCGTTGGCCAATATTATGGATGGCATTGTGATAGTTGGATAGCACCTTATGATAGAAAACCAAATGAACAAGGCATTTATCCACCAGATCATGGTAAGATAAGAAAGTTATCAGTAACTGTTTCATTAAATGACCCAAGTGAATATGAAGGTGGTAATTTAGAATTTGATTTTAGAAACGACCACGATTGGGAAAGAAATAAAAAATCATCAATAAAATCTTGTACAGAGATTAGGCCAAGAGGATCAATCATAGTTTTTCCAAGTTTTTGTTGGCACAGAGTAGCGCCAGTGACTAAAGGAACAAGGTACTCATTAGTAATGTGGAATTTAGGGTACCCTTTTAAATAATGTATATATAAGTGATAGGAGAAAAAAATGACAGTAACAACAAGTAAAGATATTATGCAAACAGATTGGTATTTTCCTACACCTGTATATTCTATAATGAAAACCGAGTGGTTAAAACCAGCAATCAAAGCGACAGATAAATTTATAGATGCGGCGTATAAAAGAGAGGCGCCTAAATTAAAAGAAAGAAAAAAGTTTTTAGGTAACAAAGACTATCTAAAAGTCAAAGACCGTGGAATGAGTTACCACTCAACACCTTTAAATGGTGATCCAGGATTAAAAGAATTAGAACAATATGTAGGCGCAACTTCTCTAAACTTATTAGACGAGTGGGGTTATGACATGGAAAAATACAAAATGTTTTTTACAGAATTTTGGGTACAAGAGTTTTCTAAAAATGGTGGTGGTCATCATAGTACACACGTTCATTGGGATAATCACATATCAGGATTTTATTTTCTAAAGTGTTCAGATAAAACATCTATGCCTGTTATGCACGATCCGAGAGCTGGAGCGATGATGACAAAGTTACCTCAAAAAGACGGAGATAAAATAACACCTATGATAGATCAACTACATTATAGACCAAGACCTGGCATGTTAGTGTTTTTTCCTGCGTATGTACCACATGAATTTTCTGTTGATATGGGTATAGATGATTTTAGATTTATCCATTTTAATTTACAAGCAGTAAGAAATGATATAGTAGGTAATAAATGAGTAAAGCAAAATTCAAAAAAAATCATTTTTTAGTTATTAAAGAAGCAGTTAGTAAAGATGTTGCTAGTTTTGTTTACAATTATTTTTTAATGAAAAGACAGGTAGCTAAAACTCTTTTTGATTTTAGATATATAAATCCGTTTGATGATGACCATGGCACTTGGAAAGATGAACAAATACCTAATACATATTCACATTATGGTGACATTGCAATGGAAACTTTGTTGCTCGCTGTTCAACCAAAAATGGAAAAACTTACAGGACTAAAATTAAATCCTACATACTCATATGCTCGTATATACAAAATGGGTGATGTATTACATAGACATAAAGATAGATTTAGTTGCGAGATTTCAACAACAATGAATCTAGGTGGTGATGAATGGCCAATTTATTTAGAGGCAAAGAAAAATGTTGGATTACCTGAAGATGGTTTTCCAGCAAAATCAAATAATAAAGGAACAAAAGTTATATTAAAACCAGGTGATATGTTAGTTTACAAAGGCATGATACTTGAACATTGGCGTGAGGCATTTATAGGACAAGACTGTGCTCAAGTTTTTTTACATTATAATAACATAGATTCAGATGGAGCAGATGAAAATATGTTTGACGAAAGACCACATCTTGGTTTACCTCATTGGTTTAAAGGTAAAAAAATAAACTCATAAATAGTTGTATGAGTAAATTAGAAGATAAGGTAAATGAAATATTAGGTATTGATAAACCTGAGCCTACCAAAGAGATAGTCAAACAAGAATTTAAACCAGCAGTCCCTCGTAAAGAAGATGATAAGAAAGCTGATGTTGATAATGATTACAAGTATAGCAGAGAAAATTATTATAATCTTATTGAAAGAGGACAAGAAGCGATTGAAGGGATATTAGATATTGCGAGAGAGGGTCAACACCCTAGAGCTTATGAAGTCGCTGGTCAACTAATAGGACAAGTAGGACAGACAGTAGATAAACTACAAGACTTACAAAAGAAACTCAAAGACTTAAAAGAGTTACCTAAAACAGCAAATGCCAACATAAAAAACGCATTGTTTGTAGGATCAACAGCTGAATTACAAAAGATGTTAAATAAAAAATCTGTTGAAACAAATGTAGAGCGTAAAAAAGAAAATGAAAACTTTGAAGGCAAGAATATCACA